GTCATGAGCGATTTTCTAGGAAAATTGACCAGGCTGGGGCCTTATTTTGTTATTTATATGATAGTGCCTGATGTTTTCACTTGTCTTGCTTGCGACTGTTGCATGATCTGCAGCAGGCTCTTAAATTAGCTGGGTCTAGACCTAGCGCCCTATCCTTCGAAATTGCTATGACATGATCTACAGTTGCATCAGCGCCAGCTAGTCGCTTCTCACATATGTAACATGTCCAGTTGTCTCGCTCTAATACTGTGCGTCGTATGGCCTGCCATCGACTACCGTACCCACGCTCCGTAGTATTTCTCTTTGGTCGTGGTGGATGAGCGATTAAATAATTATTAGCGCAGCGATCGCATCGTGTATTCGGTCCAGGTAGACCGCAGTCAATACATGGTTTACGCATCAGCGATATTGGATAACAGTTTTAATTTCTCCGCCTGTGAATGCGTCATACTTTGCAGAGATTTCAATTGCTCGCTTAATAAGTATTTCTACATCTTTAACAATGCACAAATCAAAGCTGTCAATCAAAGCTTCTAACGCACCCATTGCAAAGCGTTCGCCAGAACCTGCAGTGTAAGTGTTATTTGTTGCTCGCTCAAACGAATAATCTTCGTCGATTCGATAACATTCACCATTTATTGCAACAATCCAAATGTTGTCATTTTCAGCTGATGAATCACTGCGTTTAACTTCGTAACCGTGTTCATCAAATAATTTTCGCATTGCTGGAATTAAAGTTTTAGCAATGTAACGATCTGTATTTGATCGTCCAACTTTTGGCGCAACAAAATTATGTTGTAAAAGATTTATTCCACGAACTGCGCCTGCGCCTGCGATGATAACGCCGTTGTTGTTAAAAATCTTTCCGTCAGGAATGTCAATTGAAAATCCGTCTTCACCAGAGCTTTGTGAATCAGCTCCAATAATGACAAAGTTTTTGGTCTGAATGGCAGCTAGCGTTGTCATTCATTTTTCCCCTCAAATGGTAGTGGCAGGGTTTCTTCTTCCCCTAAAGACACCCCGCCGGGGATATTTATACCATAAATGTCCAATTTATGTTAAATTGTCCGGACTTTGCTTCTTCGGCGTTTCGTGCAAGCTACCTGCCAGGATGCCAAGCGTATCTTTGCCCCAAACAGCCTCGCATTTTGTACATTTAGCTGAAATTGGTCCATAAATGTCCATGTTGACAATAATGGAGTTTTTTTGGCCACAATGCGGACAAAAGCCTTTAATTCGACGCGGTTTATCCTTCCAGGTCAGTTTTAGCTCCACCTGGTTGCGAAAGTCATGAACCCGATCTGAAATGTGCTCAACGAGCTCATCGGTTCCGGTTACTAGCAGGTTTGGTAGCTGATAAAAGTTCTCCCGGATGTCCGAGAACACGTTTCCGCCCGCCATCAAGCTTAAATTGACGCTCATTTGCGCCGCGAGTACCAACAGTCCCAACATGTCATCGCCAATGGGTGCTCTAGAACTGGCGAGGATTGATTTAGAGACACTTTCTCCTTCAGGGCCAGACGTAGCCTCATAAATCTCATCATAGAGCTGTTCTAGCAGTCCTGGATGCTTAGAAACGTGTGTCTTACCGTTATCCATAGATTCCCGGTGTTCGTAGTACCGGGCAAGGTGCGAAACGTCGTCAATCAGACGCTCCATCAACTCAGAACGGGATCGTGGCATTTTTCGGTTCTCCTTTGCAGTCATGAAGCGAGACGACCAGGGGTTGTGGATCGTTGATGGTTTTTTTAATTGTCTCGGGAAGTCGTAGCTTTGCTTCAGCATTTCCATACCGAGTTGTGATTTGAAAACTTGACCCACCTCGTAGCAAGTTTTCAAGCTCCTCGTATTTCGACATCAGTAGCCGATTCAGCCTGACCCGGAACCCGCCGGCATGACAGTCCCAGACAGTGGCGCCGCAGCGAGTGCAGACCGCCTCAACTAGCGCCGTTGTCTTGAATGGCTCTGACATAAAAACCTCCGGGAGGAACTTTTGGATTTTTAGCTACTTCGGTTGTTGTCTGAATGTTTTTGGTTGCTCCCACTCCGTTCCTCCCCCTAGGGAGGAACGGGAGCAGCGGGAGTAACCTAAAACTCACTATTCAGAGGTTGCTCCCGGGAGGAACTGGGAGTAACTGGGAGCAGCGGGAGCAACCCCCCAGTCCGGCTGGCTAAAACCGGCCGAAAAGCTGTCCGAAAGTGGGTCCAATTTGGCGTCGTAGAGCTTTACGAACCCGATGCGACGAGCGGAATTACGCGATTCGCCGTCCCGGGATTCGGTTAAAAATAGCTCTTCAACCAGGATGTCGATAGCTAAACCGACAGCCTGATCTTTGCCTTTGACAGCCTTAATGACCTCGTTTCGGGACGGTGCCTCATCTCCTGACCAGTCATGCACAAATCGAGAAACACGCTCCATCAGCACAGTCGGACGCATCCGGCCGTCGCTAGACATAGACGGCATGTCAACGCTCCATTTGGTCATGGTGGTGTCCTGGGAGTCCAAAACGAACGTTCCAGCGTGCTTTCCTGGCGAAACCGATCGAAGTCCACCATTACGGTCTTTTTCGATGGTCAGGCTGATCTTTCCGAGCTTTCCAGGAGCTGGAGCCATCAGCACCTCCGCCGAGAGATAGGTCCCGTCAATGGCACGCTTCTTGGCAGTACCGCCAATGGCGTAGCCTGACTGCCTGGCGTCAATACCCTTCGGTAAGTGGTCAATTGTGATGACGCAGGCGCCAATTGTGTGAGCAAGTGGCTTGCAGACAGCTCGGAGTGCCTTGGTGATGTCATCGTTGTCAGTGGACTTCAGTCCCAACATAGGGACCAGCTCACCGACGGAGTCAACGACAGCTATTTCAGGTTTCCACTCGATCATGTCATGGATGAAGAGCCGAAGACCGTCGATGTCCTCAGGTTCTGCAATCTTGAACATGTTCGGGTTGGCAATGCAGGCTATCGGAGCACCAAGGGCGACAAGACGCATAGCTATTTCAGCCGATCCGTTGTGGTCGATATCAAGGTACACGGCACGGCGGTTCTGGTGCAGCGCCTCTACGACCGCGCACATCGCGAGCCACGATTTCGCTGTTTCAGGGTCGCCGAAGATTCCGTTGATTCTGCCGTTGTAGAACAAGGCAGTACCATCGGAACGTTTGACCCAAGCAGGTGGCTCGATCTCAGGTGGTGTGCCACGAAGGAGCCATTCAAGGTCGGCATAGATTGACGTCTCAACGTCGGGTTGTTCACTGCCTGGGACTGTTTTATTGTCCGGAGCTAGAAACTCTTCGACGCTGAACTCAAGACCACGTAGCTTTCCGTCGCAGTCTCGGCCATTGCAGCGTTCTTTTGGTTGCATCTTTGCAAGGATGATCGAAATACCGCCGAGCAACATGCGCTTCCACTCGAGCTCTGCAGATGTGGTTCCACGATCTTGGCCAATAACGTCAACAAATTCGCTTGCAACACGCTGAAGCGCATATCCAACACCTTGGTGACCAACTTGGCCAAGACGCAAGAGTCCCAGCATGAGGTCTCGAACAGCGTCATGGCGTGAGCCAGATCGGCCTGAGAGCGCCTCTTCTATGTCGTATAGCTTTCTGTTCACCATTGCGCACGGCTGATCCGGTGTGCACCATTCGGCAAAGGCAACAGCCATTTCCTCGGCGTCAGTGTCCAGGCGCTGAGTTGCCGGCGTTGCCGCTTGTCCCTTCGTAAGACCTTGGACCCAGGCAGCAGGTAGCTCTGGAAGTTGGTCTAAATGAGGACCCGCGCCGATGGTGTCTTGGTTTTCAGGTCCGATCCAACGATACGTGCGACCTTCTGGGTGCAGAGATGGCCAAACAACCGCATAACGGTGACCTCGGTGGATGGTTTCAATGCCAGGACCAACTTGGTTTGGCCACTGAAGACCTGTCGGTACCCGGTAGAACCTAATGCCACTGATGCCATCGTCTCGCGACGTTACTCGCCAGGTTTCAGGCAGTGGACCGAATGTCGCGATGCCTTTAGCTAGCGATTCCATTCCAGACTTTTCGCCGTAGGCGTCAACGTCGATGCCCAAAATGTTTGCGGGCATGCGAAGGGCAATGTTGCCACGTCCTTTGGTTTCAATCCATTCCTGGATTTCCGATGCGTCCGGTGAAATGTCGTAAAACCGCTTGCCTGGGTAACCAGTTGGCGGATGAGATTTCTTGCCTGGCGGAAGGGGTAGGACATCTGACCATCCCAGCTTTCGATAATCCCACGCCGCTTGTGCGTAAGGACCGTCGACTGGTGTGGTCTCCTCGTCAGGCATCATCTAATCCCCTTCTTTTAGCTGGTCATACGCCTCGTCGGCTTTGTCCCAAATGTCTACTTCAACAACTTCATCCTCGTCGGCGGAACCTTCTCCGCTCATCCACATTGGGTCACCGCTCACTTTCGTACCCCTTTGCAATGTTGCGAACTCGTTCTTGCGGTATGTCGTAGCGTTGAGCTAATTCGACCAAGTTAACCGCTTTCCTGTTAACGATTTTATACTCACTGCGAATCTGTCGAACTTCTTCGCTTGTTAGCTCTTTCCTGCCCATCCATCCCCCTTAAATACAATTCCCGGAGCCGAGAATATCTTTGTCATGAGCTCGCCGCATGAACACGTCGGTGCGGATTGCTCAGAAACACTAGCTATAACTTCACAAGTGATTAAACACTTAGGACATCTGAATTCGTAGGTTGGCATACTATTCTCGATTCTGTACAAAACTAACAAGCCAACCGGTTAAAAACCCAGCTATTGCAAACATGTAATGTGGCATTAAAACCCCTTCTAATACCAATGGTTAGCTATCCAGTGCGCCTTTGCTGCGCAAGGTCCGCCAGATCCGTACCAGCGAGCAATGTATGCTAACGTGGCGACGACCTGAGAGCGCGGATCTGAACTGAATTTCATGCCAATGTTTTCATATGTTGATTTCAGCAGCTGACCGATTCCCTTGGCCGATGATGTTGGATTCTTGGCCAGAGCATTCCAGTGCGATTCATTAGTAATGACATAATCAAGGCAAGCAAACTGCTTGGGCGTCAAAAGCTGATACGCGAAGTATCTAGCTTCGTTCACCTGGAACGATGATTCTGTCGCCTGAACTAACTGAACAACTGGTTGAACTTTCACGATCTTTGATGCTGGTTTATTGACGTACATTCCAAATGCAAAGAATACCGCCGCAGCAGTAATAAGCGTCATAATAAATCTATGGTTTAGTTTACTTTCCATCTTTACTCGCAATCGCTCGGCAGAAATCGACCCATTCGTGCTGAAACTCCCGACGTGAACGAGCTTCTTTGTACAACGAACAGACTGACCAACCCCAAACGATTCCGATAACAGCTGCTAATGCAATAAACATTTTTTTCTCCTTAGATTAAAAGAGAGCTCAGAGTGACGGCTCTGAGCTCTCGGCTTGCCGGATTAAAACTGAGGCGCGATTTGTGTTGCACCAAGTTGTTGCATCAAAGCGGCAATAGCTGCTTGATCCATCACAGGCGCTGCAGGTGGCGTTGGCGCAGTTTGCGCAGCAACTGGACCAGCAGGTTGAGCAAACGCGTTCTTCTTCTGAGCTTCCACCCACGCTTGAGCGCGAGCGACGTCAGCATTCTCGAAGTTGTTGAGGACCCAAGCAGGATTTCCCTTGCCTGTATCGACCGTTCCAACTCGCGCAAGAACGTTCGTCGTACCGACCTTAAGCTTATTAGTGATTCCAACGTGTCCGACTTTGACGTCAGTGTTGAGTTCTCCTGAACCGTCAAGGTCCACGAAATCGACAGTAAACTCGTCAACCTCCGCGTTGCGGAGAGTGTCAAAACGCTTTGACGATGACTTGACAGCGGTGAACAGGACGAGATGACCGTTGTGCTCTGCAGGCTTGAAAAACCCGCCGCCGCCATTTGCTGGTTGTGTGAACATATTTCCCTTCTTTCTTTGTGTGTGTTGTTTTCTTGCATGCTGCAAGTCTATATTTTCTGCTGCTTGCCGATAACTAGCTTTGAGCGATCTGCTTTCCACTTGAATACTTCAAGCGCAGCAAGGAATACGTCAAACTCGGCTTCCGTGACATCCATGTCGACAACTTTGCCCGTGCCTTCTTTTGGCGCATGCCAAATCTGACAACGCGTAATCTTCGGCACTGGAATCTCAGTCCCATCAGTATGGAGAATGTTCTCGGCATACTTGTACGCAGCAAGCTGAATGGAGTAATCAGGATAAACGCCGGTCGACGTCTTCAGGTCGACGAGTGTAACTTCACCGTCGATGATGTGTATGCCATCAAAGGAACCTGCATAGCCATACTTATTTGACCATACAGTACCTTCAATGGATAGTGGCTGAGGCTTGACAGCTTTCAAGATAGCTCTCAAGTTCTTTGCTGCTTCGCCAAGACCTGGTGGGTCAAACGGTGAGTTGATGTCAATCTCACCACGAAGCAAACCTTCGCAATACTCGTGCGCATCTGTACCTGCAGCAGCTGCCTTGTCTCTTGTGCGCCAAGGTGAACCCTTGAGCATGTCGATGGCTGCATCTTCAGGGAGGTCAATCCACGCCTTTTTATTATTTGCCGCAAACTCTGCCACGCTCTTCGCAGCCCAACGCGGTAAGGCAGGCTTGTCAAGAACATTGAGCACAGTTGTGACCGATGGAACTACAGCGCCGGTGACAGGATGGGAATAACCTCGTCCGGTGCCGACTGTTACTGCTAATGCTGGTGAGGTCACGCTGCCATCTCGTTTCTACGGGACAAAGATGTCGCGATAGCTAAAGCCATTGCTCCAATCTCCATCATCTGATCTTCTAGTGCCCGGTATCGATGATTCTTGCGGCTTTCATCAGCTGCAATAATCTTGTTATCGAGGCGCGCCATAGCTGACCACAATGTTTGCGGCGTAATCACCAGATCAACAAGGTCGCTTTCGCGCATATACTGATCGTGTGCAGTTGTGAATACTGCATGGCTATCAACCAGCAGATCCATCCGTTTTCTTCCCATTTGTTTCCCCTTCAGTACGTGGATCTCCGTAACCAGCGTCTCTCAAAAGCTCCACCATAATCTTGAGAGGTACAATCGCTGGCCAATTTTCTATTGACGCCGGACCAAAACCATCAGGCCTGAGAACTGCGACCGGAATAATTCCGTCCTTAATTCTCTCTGCCGCTTGATTCATTGCTTCAGTGACCGGGAAGCCTCGGCGTGCCTTAACTTCCCAGTCTATACCCACGGTCCCTGTAACGTCCGTGCCTTGTCTACCGGCCCCGGTAGACTCAGCAAACGGCCATCCGTGAGCCTGAAGGTAATCAGCGACTATACGCTGTGAGGCGTAGCCGCGATGCTTTCGGTGTTGACTCATACAATCCGTTCTCTAGCTTCGTAGACAGCATTCTCGAGCCAATGCTCGAAAGTAGTTAAACCTGGAAGATAAAGATTTGCTTGCCAACCGTAAAGAATAGCTCTTGCGGTTGTGCTGATGTTTTCGATGCTGTGCTGAGACCACAGCGGTTCATATGACCAGTCATGGTCAACCGATCTGATCTGCTCAGCTTTCTCAACGTCGCGCTCATAGAGATGTAATGAACCTACAGTATGAGAATACCAACCCATCTCAATGCCCAAAGCTTGGGCAACAGCGCCTTGCAAAGCGCCGAATTGGACAAGATCGTATGGCAGACCTAACCAGACATCATTCGATCTCATATTGACACGCGTGCAAAGTTTATTGTTGCGAATGAAAAACTGTAAAGACAATGTGCACGGAATATCTTTCGAGATTACTCTAAGGTCTTGCTTCCAATCAAAGATCGTAAGAACCGCTTGGCGTGAGTCTGGGTCAGACTTTAATAGTTCAACTAACTTGATAAGACTTCCATAAATCCTGGCGCCGTAAGCTCCGTGAAAGATATTTCCGTCCATGTAGTTGCCAAATACTTTAGAACCTGAAACAACAACTTCAGGCGCCGTAGTTTGACCAACCAGCTGCAAAGCTTCGACAGCGCCGATAAATGACTTGAGCTCTCGATTATCAACAGTGTATGGAATAACCCACGGACGCTCAATGAGCATTGTCGGATTCATAACTTCATACGTCTTTTGACCACGAGGTGATGTTACTTCACCGTGTGTTAAGCAAAGTCCAATAGCAGCTTCAACGGCTTCAGATGGGTTGTTCAGTTCAATAAACATCTGGTAAATCCCTTCCAAGCGTATCTGAGTCGACAACTTCAATGCCGTGTACTCTATCGGCAAGGTCAAGGTACATGTCCTGAGCTTTCAGAACATTGTCAATCTGATCTTGTTCGCCGCGCATCATGAGCGTAGTCGTAATGCAATCGGTGTTTCTGTAGATTATCTTAATCTGTGCACCAAGCTCAAGGAGCGTGTTGTGGCACAAAATAAATGAAGTGTTCCTCTCAAATAAAGACTTGCGTCCAAAGATGTGAGGCCAAATTATTTCACCAATATGCCAGCGGTCAAGAATAAGGCGCTGATCTTCATCTTCGTCCATGATGGACGTTATGTATTCATTCCACCAATGATTCTTTGTGGGAATACCGGCATGAATGATTTTGGCATTGGTCTCTTTAGCTAACCAATGTGCATGTGATGTCTTGCCTACGCCGTCGACGCCTTCAAGAATTGTAATCATGCGCAATCCTTTGGAAAACCATCTTCGTATTCGCAGCCTTCAGACACTGAGCACATCACGCCGGCATCATCTAGTGCACGACCACATTCTGCACACTTTCCCCAGACGCCGTCGTAGCCATCTTTCTGACGCTTAGCGTTTTTGTTGGCCTTGTCTAAATAACGAATTTCTACTTCGTCAGCAGTAGCTCCAACAGCAAGCCAGAGATTTACAATGAAGTGAAGTACATCAACCAATTCACCAACAAAGGCTTCACGGTTAATATGACGTGACGTTGCCCATGGTTTCCAGCCTACCTCACCGAGAGCTTCGTGAAGCTCGTCAGTTGCGGCTAAAATCATGTCTTTAATAAACTGAATCTTTTCTTCTTCAGGCAGATTTTCCGGATCAAGTCCAAATGATTCTTTCTGAAGTACTGCTTGGCGCATAAAAATTGAATCAAGCATCATTCCCCCTCGGTAAATGAGTTACTTCTATGTCAAGTTGTAAAGCGATGTTATCAAGTAAATCCGTCGGATATACTTGCGGATCGACGGGAACGCCGAAGAAAACTCTTCGAATTCCATGAGCTGCAATCAGCGGTAAACAAGCCTGACAAGGCCTGTGCGTAACCGCCAATAAACCGCCACGAGTATCCGTCGGAGTGCAATACCGTAAAGCATTGACTTCGGCGTGGATAACAAATGGACGTCTAGCTTCTCGGTCATCCCAGTCAATCTGAACTCCCGAAGGAGCTCCATTGTAACCAACGCCAGCGACAGAGTTGTCAGGACGAAGAACCACGGCACCGACTTGGTACCAAGGGTCCTCGCTCCGCGACGCTGCCATTTCAGCTAGCATCAGAGCGTACTCATGCCACTCTGGACGAAAGCGCATTAGCTAGATCGACCTCGACCATCGGACTGGCGAACCAGCTGCTGGACGCGACTGACCGAAATGTCCAATAAGTCCGCAATGTCCGAATATGTCCAACCTTCTTCGCGCGCCTTTTCAATGATGCCCAAAAAGTTGGCTTTATTCTCTGCCGCTGTTCTAGCGTGGCTTTTTAGCTCTTTATGCCAGTGCCACAGCTGATCTGCAATATCTTCGTCGTTCATACTTCCCCTAAATCCCAAGACCATCCTGGGCAGGGTCCCAACAGTACACCACCGGAGTAGAAAATGCCTCATTTATCGGTGTTTCTTATATGTGTTTTCCTACTCCACCGGTGTAGTATTTCAGCTATCAGGACGGCCCCGTTCTGAGAAACAGGAGAATAAAGTGTCAGATCTAAATATGACTAAGGTCGTAGAGCTTGTCAAGGAACAAAATGCAAATCTTCCAATTCAGATTATGCATACTGGTGGAGGTTGCATGACTGTTTATGCTGGACCTGCTGATGAAGACGGTTTTTTTGTTTTAGCTATTGGTCCATGCTTTGTGCGCGATGGCATTGTTTATGGAACTTGTGATGATCTTTATTTTGGAAAAGACGGAGATGAAGAGGATTACACTGTTCTCTCTACCGAAACTGAAGAACAAATCGCGTCAATGATTCAAGAAAAGTTGGTGAAGTAATGGCACACTGGCAAATGTACGGCGCTGATTTGTTAGCTAAATATGATTTGTACACTTGTGGAACTTGTCTTGCTCTTTACGGCGAAGAAGGTCACAACTGTCCAAAAGCTGAAGTTATTTGTGGCGATTGCCTCTATCCAATTAGTCAATGTCAACATAAGGAGAAGTAAATGTTTCCAATGTCACCAGCAGAATCTTGGGCTTTTTTGTTTTTAATCTTTACCGTCATGTTTACTGGTCCAAAGCTATTAAAAAACTTTGTTGATTTTATCTGCGAGCGAGCGCGTCAGCGTCAGCTCGAGGAGTACTACAACTCCAAAAGATAAAAAAAGAGCCGTTCACGGAAACCGCACCAACAGAAGGGGTTGTTGGGGTTCGACCGTGAACGGCTTTTATTATTTTTCGGTGGCTAGTTCTCCACCAAGACCCATGTAAGCAGCGCCATCGATCCATCCATCTAGCTTTTCTGGACTCTGAACGAGACGCGCCACTTTCACTTGATTCATGCAAAGAGCAACTTGATGCTCGACTACTTCAATTCCTAGAACAACACTCCAGAGCTTAGCTATTCGAGCAAAGTTCTCTTGTGGTGTTCCGTATTCTTGTTCCCGATCGTTGTATGTCAAACGATCAGCTTCTGCAAAGATTTCTTTGCGTTTCATTTTAGCCCCCTGGTCATCCTGTGCGCCCTTGGCTAAGTTACAAGGTGCGCACAGCGCTTGTAAATTATCCTCGTCATTGTTTCCTCCCTTAGCTAAAGGAACAATGTGGTCAATGTGATGCTCGACCTCAAACAAATCAGCGCCGCAGTGCTGGCAAACAAAAGCACAACGAGCCAAAACCCGCAGCCGGATAGTTTGAGGAAAGGACACTCTCGCTACTGGCTTTGGCTGTCGTGAGCTTTTCAGTAAAGCTTTAACATCTGATTTTAAGGACATTCATCACTTTCTGCACCTGCAGCCATTATTACTACCGCGTCGGCGATGCTTCATAATGTTTGCAGGTTTAGCGTCAAATCCATGATCCGCAAGAAGACGAGAAATTGCTGCTGCTGATATGTCGTGATTGTCAACGAGACCCAGAACAGCTTTTCTATCGTCGGACTCCATGCCATCAAGGATTCTGCTCATTTTGCAGAAATAACCTTGCTGAATAGGAGGATTCTTCAGGAACTCCTCAATTGCGTCTTTTAGGCGCATAAGTTTATGCCGCCGGTGTAGTCGATGCTGCTGGAGTCTCTTTTTGCGCAATCTTCGTTGTGATACGAAGAGCTAAAGGACTCAAGAACGGATACTTGGCAACCAATGCGCGTGTGGCAGGAGCTGCAACAGCACCAACCGCAGCGTAGGCAAATGAAGCCGCATTGAACTTTGCATGCGGACTTGCAATGTAATTTTTAGCATATTGGATAACGAATGCAGTTTCAACCGCAATAAACGCGTGCCAATATGACTTAATAAGATCTGATTGCTTCTTTGATAGTGTCATTCTTCCTCCACGTTGTTTACGTATGGAGTCACAATGTGTGACTCTTGCTCCACGTCCGCTCTTCCAGAGCCCTTCTCCGGAGCGGCAATACCTGTCACGGCAGCTGTTGCAACCATGCTCAAATGTCCTGGATCGACCGCGAAATTCGAAGCCTTCCACACCGCTAGCGCGGCAATACTACCAAGAGCAACCGCCTTGGGATCGGAATAATGCAGCTTAAACATTATGAACCAGCCTTAGCTACCATTGAGGTATATGTCCAGGCATCAATGCCTTGGTGACCTTTAAGTCCTGGATATTTAGATTGGTAAATCGGAACAAGAGCAAGTTCCTCGGCTGTTAATACGTTGGTGACTAAGTTAGCGGGCAACAGTCCCGCATTGGCCAAAGCCCGGGCAACAATGAGCTCTGCAGTGCCCTTGGCCCCAACCTTGAAGGCTGAAGTTCCAGGAAACGGAGGAGCTGCGATTACCGTGGTTTTTGCTGCTGGTGTGGTACTAGTTGAGCTGTTCATAATCGCAGCTCCACCGCCACCAAGCGCCGTAACTCCAGCAACACCAGCGGCAATACCCTTGTTCTGGGTTGAATTCACAGCTGGTCGAACTGGGTTTGGATACTTAGGGCGAACGATTGCCATAATGTTCAGGTAAGGCCGATGGCGGCGGAATACGCCGATACCATCAGCCTGAGAACCTGTTGCGTGATCCGCTGAGGTGTTACCCTCAATCACGGTAATACCAGCCGGAGAGGCGTTCTCAATAATGCCAACATGCTGAGCAATGCCATTTGTCCAGGAATAGAAAACAATGTCTCCAGCCCTGGCATCTTTGACGTTAATGACGCAGCCTTGTTTTTGGAACCAGGCAAGACCTGCCGGACAATAGCTAAATCCCTTAGGGGTTTCAGCCGCAACAAGCGCTGAGACGTTAGCTTGGGCAAACACCCAGCTAACGAACATGGCGCAATACGGTTGATTTGGCACGCCGTACCAATCTCCGTACGGGTTTTTATTGTCCGGACCCTCAATAAAGCCAATTTGTTGCTGAGCAATGTTAACAATATCAAGACCGCTTGTCACTGATATATCAACCTCTCTGCCAAATCTCCTGGCGTTACTAAATAGTCTGGTTTATCTGTCAGCAAAATCCCAGCCTTCGCATAGCATTCAGCTACCAGTTCTGAACAGATATAACCGTTCTTACTTGATAGATATTCCAATATGCGAGTGTTGGCTAGTACCTTCAGTCCCAAAATGCGCAATGCAATGTCGGCAATGACTAAAAATCCATAGGGTTTACCAATAATTTGGTGAGCCTTGTGAACAATAATCAAGCGCTGCTGGTCGCTGAGCTTTTCGTGCTGGTTCCAAGCAACTTCTGTATACTTGGAAACATAACCGATTTCTACGCCCTTGGGATTAGCTTCAATGATTCTTCCTTCGCCAATATAGATAAAGGCGTGATTCCACCTGGACAAAGTGCCCAGGCGGATTAACTTAGCCATGATTCCGTTAGTTTTAACGCAACCATAATCACCAGGACGAGGATTATAGGTTTTCGTCATCTAACGACTCCTTAATTACCTCAATGTCCTTAGCTTCTTTTTTAGTAAGCTTACGAATTTCACGCAAGATCATGGCATCGCGCTTTGTCTGACCGATCATTGCAATACCAATGATAAGTTCGACAGTAACCGCAAGCCATGAAGCAAGGTTCATCCATTTGATATAGGCATGAGTATCAGTGAACCATGTTGGTTGCATCCACCAAATAGCTGTAACAAGTGTCCAAATAATTACGAACCACCAGTTACGGATAACGCCCTGGACTTTCCACGAGATTTGCTCGCTGAACGTCAGGACGTCTTCTGTGTCTGGATGAATATATTTACGACTAAAGATCAAGCTCACCCTCCTTAATTTCAAGACGGGTGTTCTTTTTGTTTGAGCGCCTAATTGTGGCCGCTATGATGTGGACGACTACGCGATGGAATACCCACCACAGCGCTCCCCCGATCGCACCGATTGAGAACGTCCAACAGTAGATGACGTTTGCTAGATCAGATTGGTCTTGGAGTGTTATTTAATTGTTCCTTACTCTTGAGGTTTATTTCCCCCAGAGGCTATTTTACCAAGAAGAATCTTTAATGTGAGATTTTCTTGTATGAGGTTTGCAATCGTATTTTTCTGAGCTTCTAATAACTCATTTGCATCTATTTCTTGTTCCACA